AATTCGAAGGACTCGATCAAATTTCTGTTGGCCCGATGCTAGGCAAGGCCATCAAGTTGATCAACAGCAATCAGTCCATTCACGTTTTATTCTAACAACTTTTAAAAGGCGGCCGCGGCCGTCTTTTTGCATGTCAGCATGGCTCAAAGCAAGTCGGCAATACGCCATAGAAAAGTCTGTCGAAGGCGTCAAAATACCAAATTGAACGATTTTTCGCAAAAAAGTTCGCAAAACACTTGCGCCAGTAAGGGGTACATGATATTATATTTAAGTCGTGAAGCGCGACAGACATAAATAAATGGGTGGTTAGCTCAGCTGGCAGAGCAACGGACTCTTAATCCGTGGGTCCAGGGTTCGATCCCCTGACCACCCAGAATAGCGTTATCAACCAGTAGCAAACGTTGTCAAAACAGCGTCGTTACTGGTTTTTATTTTAACCAGATTGTCATTGGTTATCATTGATTATCAATAAAAGAAAACCACGAGAAAACCACGGAGTTCATTTCTGCTTGGCAGGCGGTGGCCGTCCATTATGGGCGGCTATTTTATTATTTATTGTTGCTACTGTATGTTATACTGTGTTCGTCTATAGAGACAATATAACCAAAAAGGAGGAATTATCATGCATTTTCTTTGGGCTTTAATTGTTGGTGCTATTATTGGTGCAATTGCTGGTGCTATCACTAGCAAGGGCAAATCGATGGGCTGGTTTGCTAACATCATTGCAGGATTAGTGGGTTCTGCAATTGGTGAGGGACTTTTAGGCCATTGGGGGCCACAACTGGCAGGAATGGCTTTGATTCCTTCAATTATCGGCGCAATTATTGTTGTTGCCGTAGTCTCCTTCTTTGTTGGCAGATCAAAAGACTGATAGGAGGCCATCTTTATGGACGCTTTAAAAGCTGCATTTAAGTTTATGGTTGCTAGTACTCTCATCGTTGGCGGTGTTTTAGTTGCAGGTACAGTCTTCGCAGCTAAGGGCATTGATAATGCTGGAGATAAACTACAAGAAAAGCTACATGACTAACACAAAATAGCCACTTCATTATGAGGTGGCTATTTTTGTGCCAGTAACTGGTTCTGATATTCGTTGTCTAGTTCAGCCACGACCGTACCTCAAGGAGCAGTCGTTGAAATTGTGTCAGAACGCGTCTGTCAGCGCCGTATTCAAAGTGGGTTTGAGCCACTTAGAACTTTTTCAGCACACAAAAAAACGGGCATCTCTGCCCGCCCCAATTGAAAACGAAAATGAAAAGCTACGTAGTCAACTTCCAAAGCAGAACGATCTGCTAACCAAGAAACTGACTATTTCTTATGACTACTGACTACAAACGCTCACTCAACGATGCTACGGTCTATAAAATGCGCCACCGGTTAGCTATGCCGTGCGTCGGTTAAAACGGATCTACCCGCTTATCGCCTAGGACTATCTTAATTATATCATAATCTTTTGGTTATCGATACTATAAATTTGCCACAAACAGTCCCCTTAGCTGCTGGATCATGCTAACCACTGAATAAGGTGGCTCTTGGCTTGCTGTGGTAACTGCTCCACGATTCTGATACCAAAATTCGGTCAACATGGCAACAGCAATATCAAATTGTGAGTACGTTTGCAACTCATCAATTTTTGCTGTGCTGTCAACGGCATTATGAACATAGTCTTGCGCCGCTTTCAGGTAGTTGCTGATCAAACTATCATCGGTATTAGTCTGCACACGCAGGCTATTTTTAATGTCATTAGTAGTGACAGTCATGTGCTCATCTCCTTATAAAAATAGGGGCGTACCCTAAGGCACACCCCCCTACTAATTTATGCGCTTAGACCTTTGCCGGTGTGACGTCAACGATTCGGGCAGCGTCTGGATCGATCACTTTATAGTCGTTTCGGATGACAAGCCCTGAGAATAGCTATCGAAGCGTTCCCACTGGGTATTAACTTCATTCTTCTGGGCTAAGAAAATTGCTTGAGAAAAGTCCCCAATGATGATCCGATAGGTGCCCACCTTATCAGTCGGCAATACTTTGTTAGCAACCACGATCACCGGAGCCCCAAACAGTTGCTTACCTGATGGTGCCGTGATGGACGGTTGTAACAAGTAACGGCCTTCGCTGTCTTTCAGGGTGTCAAGGTAGTTGAAAGCGTCCTGATTGACGATAACAGACAAGGACAATGCTGGGTCTAGCTCAATATTGAAGGTTTTCTTCAAGTCGTCCAAAGTGGTACCGGCGATATGCTTGAAGTTATCACCGGTAGTGGACTTGCCAGTCAGAACACTAATAATGTTGCTGTTGTCCGTGTTTTGTACCAGCTTCTTGAGCTGATCCTTAACCTCGGCAACAATATCAACTTCACTATCTTCGACCAGTTCATTAGAAAGATAAATCTTGCCAGCACGGGTAGCGACCTTGTAGTCAACACCACGGAATAAGGTTGCATTGATCTCTGAAATGTCTGCGAGTTCTGCCTTGGTGGCTAATACGCCATTGTTAGTGAGGGCAATCGGATAGGTTCCGACTGGGGTACCGACCTGTTTTACAGTGACATATTTAGCCAGATCGTAATCAGATTTTTTTAAATCAAAGACGTCGTTGATGACTTCTTTAGGAACGACTGCACCAGCAGTGGTTGTCGTTAAGCCGTCACGTTGTTCGCCCATGCTGCGGATGTAATCTTCGTAAGCGCGAGATTCGGTATGTTCTTTGTTGTCGATAATTGTTTTTTCGGTCATGGTTTTATCTCCTTTTTCTGGTTGTTCAGTATTAGTTTTAAGCCACTCAGTGTAGCTGCGTTTGTCCACTTGGACGTTGGTATCGTCATACGCTGGAATAGCCACCAGTGAGACGTCAAACAAGCTCTTTACTTGCTTGATGGTACGGATCACTTGCCCGCTGTCGTCCTTAGTGAACGTGTCACCGTCTGGCGCAGCATTGAAAGTAAAACTCATGGCTGACAGATTGCCAGCTTGGACGTTGTTATAGGCATCGTTGGCTGTGGTCGTATCGGGTAAGGTTGCTTCAAACTGCAAGCCTTTATCATCCACGTTTAAGGTCAAGGTTCCGGCCTTGGTGCTGGCTAAGACTTGGCTAAAATCATGGTTTGAAACCATATAGACGTCTGATAAGTCCACATCATCGAAGGCGTGCGGATCAACAACTTCTTTAAAGCCACCGAGGTCTTTACTCGGGCTATTGAAAACTACTGCATAACCACTTAGTTTTTTTGGACCGCTAGTGGTGTCTTCCTGTTGCTGTGTGTCTGGATCGTCTTGGTCTTGGCTGTCGTCTGCTGCGGCAGTTAGATCAGCGTTAGGATTCAGGCGTTTTTCTACGTCATCTTGATTCATTAGACGCACTTCCTTTCTGTTTATCTTGATAAGTGACAAGGTTGCTTAGTGGTGTGTAGTTCAGACTGGCCATAATATCATCTCCACCGGTAACTGGGGGTAGGTTTAACCTAGCTCGTGCTTCATTAGTGGTCAGAATACCGCCTTGAAGCCCCTTAACTGCTAGTTCTTGCATCGTGGCTGGGTCCGCTGAAAACAGCTTGTCAGTGTTGAAGCTGAACCGGTTGTCGCCAGTCGAAAGCTTAGCATCCATCTCACTCGTGAAGCAGGTAAAATACTGAATCAGTGTGTTTTGCAGATAAACCAGATTCGACTGTACGGCATTGGAGTGCTCGCTTTCGATACCCAGCCGATCCAGTGGCAACCCGAACGCTTTAGCAATCTGCTTCGTTGTCCAATCGCTAGAATTGACTAGATTCAGCACGTCAGTATTAACTTCGAGTTGCTTGTAATCCATATCATTGTCGAGAATGATGGTCTTAAGGGCATTATCGCCACTGTTGGCAGCTTCAAATTTATTTCGGATGTTTTCTTTGGCTTTGGTGTCTAGCTGGGTCTTGTTGACCTTAAGAATGCCTGTCCCTTGGACACCGGAGTTAAAGAAGCCTTTCAGCAACGCATGTCCAGACTTTTGCACCCCAACCTCATCATAGAGGCTATAAAGCGGCGATATTCCTTTGTAACCGTCTTGTGTGAAGCACTTGAAGTGTAAGACCTCGCTGGCATTTAAACGCTGTGAGCGGCCACTGTCAGGCGTGTATTCGTAACTGATAATGCCGGTTGTATCGTCTTGTTTAACCACCATCTGGCTGTTGGGCACTAATTCGAAGCCAGTGACCTGTCCGCTGGGGTTCTTAGTAACCAGTGCAAAGCTGTTACCATTCAGCAACATGTTAGCTGCTAGAGAAAATTTGAATGCCCACGCGGTCATGTGGTCATTGGGTGCCTTGTTAAGAAGCACGCTGATACGCTTGTCACTGTATTCAATCGGATTGGTTGCAAGATTA